ATCGACCCCCATGCGCGGGGCTACACGAATGTTTAATCCAGCATCGGTTAAAACCTCTAGTCGGCTTTTCCCCGTCCCGAGTTCCCGCACTTGTACATCGTGAGGTAGGATTTGCTCGGCTTTGTCCCACGCATTATGCCTTAACCAATTAACATAGCTGTCAAGTCCGACCCCGTTATTCTCGTAAAAGTCCATTAGCCGGATTTCTGAGCCAACTATCTGAGCCACCCAAATCACCGTTGAATCACCCATTCCCAAGTCCCATGCACACACTGTCTTGCAGAGGTCATCGCGGGGAATCTCTTGAATGTGGTTCTTTTCGTCCAAATCATTGAGCAATTGACCGTAGTAACTGCCCTCCACCGCAGCGGTAAACGAACACTCAAACTCTTGGAGATACTTATCGTCCCCCATTTCGACCCGAGCCGCCTTAAGTTCGGTGATGGTCAAGACCTCTGTTTGGGAGGCTTTGAACTCTAGAAGTCCCCACCCGTCCTCAGTTTCTGCCCGATCTCGTAGGTCTTTAAAGTGATTGTGGCCCTTCGGAGTTCCGATAAAGCAGCACCACCCGAGTCTGTCAGCCAATGACGGGCGAATAATGTCAGTCCAAATCTTTGGGTTTTGGTCGCCAATCTCGTCAAGAATCACCCCATCAAAGTACTGTCCGCGCAGTGAATCGGGGTTATCTGAGCCATATAGCTGAATCCGGCGGTTCCAAAAGTCCACCCGTAACTCAGAGATGTTCTCTGTACCGCCTAACGGTCTTGCGTACTTTGTAAGGTAGTCCCATGCAACCCTCTTTGCTTGCCCATAGGTCGGGGCAATGTAAGCATATCGCGGAGCTTCCTTCTGATTGCTCACCGCATCTTTAATCAGATGGTTGATTGCGCTGACTGTCTTTCCCATGCGCCGATGGGCCACCACCACCCCGAACCGTTTAGCGTCTAGCAGAGTGTGAATCTGCAATTGCTCTTTTCTCGGGCTATACGGGATTACGATGGATTGTTCGGTTGCGCCCATGTGACTTTCATTTCAATGGGATTGTTCGCGTCTCCGGCGTGTTCTGTCCTTGCCAGCTTTGGAATGTGATACTCCACTACTGATTGAAATAACTCAAATGCCTTCGCGGGGTTTGGCTTTATGTCATGCTCGGGGTCACCCTCTGCTACCTTATCGAGCCAAATAGAGAGCCTCCATGCGTTTCCATCTACAAAGGTAGCTATGGCTTGTCTTGCTTCACTTGTGGCCTTGTTGGGCGTTCCTGCGGCCCTACCGCCCATTCTCCCGCCACTCATATAGCACCCTTGCTATCTTTAGCTACTATAGTTAGCATTGTTTTCTTTTGCATTACCAATTCCTTATGGCTTGTTGGCGAGTGCTTAGTCTAACAGACTAAGTTCTTTCTTCTTTTCGGGTTCGCCGAGCAGTCCTCCTAATGGGAGTGCCGGAGCAGCAGCAAATAGCGGTTGACCTTTGCTTACAGCACCCTTCATTTCGGGGGTTATGTCGATGTAGCGGATGGTTTCTCTTGGTGCGGCTTTTACGGTTGTTTCACCAATTAAACCAATTCCGGGGGCCATCATTCCTTGATCTACAACATCTTCGCCCACTTTAATCTGTGTTTCGCCTACCCTTGCGTTCCACTTCTTGCCGTACTTGTCTAAGAATTTGGGGTAAATCTCGTCATAGTACTTTTTCATCCCTTCGCCACCAATTTGAAGATCAATGCCTTCAAGAATGTAACGATTAGTATTTCCAGCTTGTCGGCCTTCACCTGCAATAATTTTTTGTGCCAATTCTTTACCAACGATGCTAGGTAACTCTTTTTCCGGAATGTTTGATAGGCTTGTTCCACCAAAGTCATTTTGAAATATGCCTTCGCCTTTTGGTTTTACTCCTAATGCAAAAGTACCGTCTTTGTTTTTCTTATAGTTCATTGCATCAAAACTTTCGGCAAGATTAAATCTATCCGCTTGTTGTTTGCCAGTAGTCAATCCCACCCGTTCATAGCCATTGTCGGCAGCATACTTGAGTGCCCTCTTTAGGGCCAGTTGATACCATGTGTCTTTGAATGGTGCGTCTGGTACTGCATTATCGCCACCCATTCCAGCATTTCTATTTTGCTCAATAATGTTTCTTTGTTCGCTGTTTAAGTCAGCAAAAGATGGGTCATCATCAAGTTTATTTTGGCTATACCACTTCTCCAAACTTTCTTTGCTTTTGTATCCCTTCTCCCGTCCGGCTTGATGCCAATCAGATTGAATCTCCTCAATCAATAGCATTTTCTTGCCATCAGCGTCCACACGGTCGTTTACTCGGATGTGAGCAAGAATGTTTGGTTCGTCAAAGTGGGAAGATTGGTAGTTTTCTGTTTGTTTCGTAACGGGCATCTTTTCCAATTGTCTAATGGATGCTTGCAAATCATCAGCTTTTTGTGCAAATGATATAGCTTTCTCCATATTACCTGCATTAGCAAATTCATTTTGTATTTCACGCATAGCTTCCATGCGTTTTGTAAATTGCTGAATTTCAAGTGCTGTGTTTGGCATTGCTTCTGGCAATTTCAGCAAGATTTCACGGTAGTTCTCGCCGCCGGGGAGTTGATATTTTGAGTATTTAGGCGATATTCCACTATCTTCCCTACTTGAAAGAGTATCAAATCTAGCACGCTCTGACATTGACATTCTGTCTTTTTCTCGAAGCGCTCTTATTTCTGCTTGCTCAGATAGCGTTAATGGACTGCCTAATGTCACTTCTTGCACATCTACCCGATTGTTTGCAATAAAGTCTTGAACTTCTTGCTTGGTGACATTGGGCTTTTCTTTCAAATAGTCATCCACACCCATCCATTGCAGTTCGTCCTTCTTGACATTTTCTGCCTTTAGCAAATCGTTCAAGAATGCTTGGCCCGAACCCTTATTTCTTTGGAGATTCAGCGCAGCTTGTTCGGCAGCAGAATAAAACCCTAAGTCGCTTACCGCCGCTTGTGGCTTGACTTCTAATAGGCTTGTCATTGTCTCCGGTGGAGTGTCTAGCAAGTTCATGCGCGGAACATTGGGTTCCACCGCAAACATCGCCGCTTGGGGTTCTGCCAGCAAACTCGGGAGCATTGGTCTACCAGTAGCTACCCTCTCTGCCATGCCTTCACCGACCATCGTGCCGAGTTTCTGCACACCCCTTGCCGCCCCCCTAACCAATGGAGCCGGATTTAGCGGAACAAACGATGCAGCTTGACCAGCCAATTGGCCTATTGGCGCAGTGGGTGCTAACGGTAGTTCTTTTAGAAAATACTCGGTTGTGTATGGCAGTTGTGGGGGTTTTTCATATTCATAATCCCCAAACATCTCCATTGGCATCGGAGACCGGATTAGGTTCCCAATGTCTGAGGGCAGTCCTAAAAGTCCGGCTAATCGGCCTCTAAGCACTTGCAAAGGCACATCCGCTGACGCTGTTGGGTCTTGTAAGCGTCTACGGGGTCTTAATTGTGGGAAGAACCCAAATGCTGCGCCTTCATCCATGTTGTCACCACTTTACTTTGTTGGCCCAATATGCCGCACTCATCTTGCCCTTTGCAATGTTCTCAGCGTGTCGGGCTTTGAATGCTTCGTTTCTCTTTGTGCCATCCGGCGAGCCTTTTACCCCTTGCTGACCGAATCGAATTAATTTCACATCTGAGCCACTCTTTGCCAGCACCGCATGACTCTTAGTAGGGTGGGAAGGGGTCTTCTTTGGGGCGTTGTACCCCGCGAAGGATTCTTTGCCGCGTTTAATCATTTCTTTGCGGTCTTTGCAGCAGCCTTGAATGCAGCCGCAGTGGGCGCACCCTTACTACCGACTTTTCTCATGCGCTCGGGCTTTACACCCGCAGCCTTTTGAGCCTTTATCCGGTCTTGTTTGGCATTAATATTTGCGTACAAGCCCTTCATTTTTTGGCCTTGTTGGTTGCTGTGCGTTGTCCCCGCATTGGCATCTTGGCCTCACTCATTGCGATTGCAATGGCTTGCTTAGGGTTCTTCACGACTTTCCCGCCCTTACCGCTGTGCAAGTCACCGCGCTTGTATTCGCCCATGACTTTGCCGACCTTCTTTTGCATTGCTTCCGAGACTTTCATCATGATTCTTCACCTTCCATGTCGCCGCTGTCATCAGTAATAGGGCCGCCGACAATCCATGCCGAGCAAGTGCGCTTTGATGCACATTTGAAGTGAAACAACTCACAGTAACCCAAATCTCCGGCATCGATCACATCCCATGCGTCCGAATCTTTGCCGAGACCCTTATCGATGCAGTCCAGCATCTTTGAGGTCTGAATGAATGCCGCGCAGTTACCGCAAGTGGATTTCTTTGCTTGAGAAGCCGACAAACGCCAACCCTCTGCCAGCTTGCGCCAATAGTCGTTGTTTGGTTCGTTGGGGTTCATCGGGCCATACATTGCTTTGTCGATGGCCTTTTGGCGACACTTGAGGTTTTCTTCAATGTCTTGAGTGGCAACGGGACAAGAATCGCCTTCTTCGTCCATTGCTTTGCTTTGTTTGATCTCGATGCTGATTTCAGCAGCGGGGGCAAGAAGTCCGGTCATATAAACCCTTTAAAAAAGAGGGGCCGAAGCCCCGGCCTCAGACTGTTCACTTGTGGGAGGAGCCACCAGCATCGGTTAATCATATTCTAACGGTATTCCTATGTCTCGGGGCCATAGGTCTAGCATCGTCATCGTGAAAACCGTCTTTTTGTGTGCCTCGACCCACATCCGTTTTCTTTCCTCTTTACTGAGGTGATTTCCTTGATCTAGTTCTTGATGGCAGTCTTGACAGAGTGCCGCAGTGTAAATGTCGCTTGCTTTTATCCCTCTGCCCTTACCATGCTCTGACCAATTGCTGTGAGCCGCTTGTACCGTCCCATCCCGTCCGCAGTGCTGACAGAGCAAAGATGCCACATTCTTGAGGTGGGTCTTGCTCCGATAGTAGGTGTACTTGGGGAACATCATCATATATGCGTCCTTGTTGGGGAGGAATTACCAGCGGCAGCGCAAGAACTCAAAAGAGTCGGCAACTGCTTGAACCATCCAACACGGGTGGGGACTGTTGCGCTACCCCGAGAATCCTCAGAGTCAATCCCCATTCGTGTTGGTGTCTCCCATGTGGCAGGGTAGGTAGCAACTGAATCAAAGCACCACGGAGCCTAACCGTTTACACCAACAAAATTAGTTTACATCAATTTCCTTTTGTGCGGCCCATGACATTAGCCACTCGATGAACTCTGACCCGTCTTCAATTGAGAACTTGTGAGACTGCAGCCCTAACTGCACGACCCGTTCGCCATCAAGTGAAGGGGCTACCTTTCCAATCTTGCGATTTGTCTCATGTGCCCATTGGTCTATTAATAATCGCTTCCAATCGTCAGCAGTCCATTTTGAACCCACAGCCTTCATCGCAATATATATCTTGTGAATAATCGCGTGAAACATATCGTTCTGTTCTGCACTGCGCCGAGATTGTTTTACCTCAATCCTTAATTTCTGTCCCGCCATCAATGTGGCTTTGATTTGAGGCCACAAGTCTTTTAATACTGCGTGTCCTTGTTGGGGGTTATATAAAGTGTAATTCATATTTCCATCACCATAATATCTATTCCCTCTGTTGCAGAATAAACCTTTGTTAAATATAAAGCCACCACTTGTTTGTCATCAAGATACACAATCCCATTCATGCCATCTAATATCGCTTTGACAATGTTGTCAATGTCGGGCTTTTTGGTTGGTCGTTCGGTTCCTTCAATACAAGCCTTTTGGCGCGTTTTGAGTAAGATGGCGGTATGGGTATTCTTATGTGCAAATAAGCCGCCACAGCACCGTTTAAAGGGCTTGTAGACCCCATCGCTTGTTTGGCATAGGTTTGGATTGACTTCTCGTATCCCAAAGTCTTGGAATCGGTGTAAGTTTTGACAAAGGTTCCTTGTCGGGCAAAGCGGGGTCTGCCCTTTCCGGCGACTTGTGGGACAGTGAAATGGATTTGTATCATTTTAATTGTGTCGCGTTGCTCATGTCGATATATGCGTTAGACCGGATTATCTGACCACCATTTATATTTTTCTGTGTTGCGGTTTGGAATATCGTGATCTCCGGCACATAACCAATGTGGTTTGATATTTGTTGAACGAGCAAAATCGCAGATTGATTCAGATATAAAAATCCGGTGAACGGGACACATAATGCTTTTGCAATTTGCTTACCCTTTTCCAATTTATCAAATGTCACTAACCACTGATAGTTATATCGTCCAATAAATTCTTCAATGGTCATGTCTCTGCATTTGGTTTCGACCACCCGCATAATCTGATTTTGTTTAATCAATATCGCATCAATGTCTGCGGGTTTGTCTTTTGGTGTTTCGCAGTACTCGTAATCGGGAAAGTGTTTAGCAAATATCTCCATCGCTCGGTGTTCCGCTTTCAGCGATTCTTTTCCTCTCGGCGTTTTTATGTCCATCAATGCGCTCCCTCACCATACGGGGTAATTCTTTCCACATATCGTTCGAATCGCGTAGTTCCTTCACCCGATGGCGTGTGTACTCTGTCCATCCCTTCATCATCGCCAATGTCGCGTAATGGTCGGCTAACTCGTTGAGCATTCAAGTCCCCCGTGATGGTCAATGCTTTGTTGATTCGCCATGTGGGGATTGCAAACCCCAACTTGACGAAGTTGAGTAGTGCGTGTGCTTGTTCTTTGGTCATGCTTTGCCCCTCAGTGCTTCCATGATTTTGGCCCGTATCTCAGCCGGAGGTGGCCCCGTTCGGGATTTGTCTTCGTCCAGCTTGACAAGTGCGGGGTCGCGCTCGGTCTTGCTCGGAACTGTCACTTTGGCAATGTCCGCAAATGTCGGCTTTGGAGCCACCCATTCGGCTTTGAAGGCTTGCCAACCGCGAACACAGCATTCGGACAATGCTTGCTCCATCGACCAACCCGCTTTGTCCGCTTCGGACTTGATGCCATCAATGGCCCGTTGCGTGATGGGAGCCTTCTTTGCTTTGCGGAGGGTTTTGAAGTCTTGCCAAACAGAATCAGAAACGCCGGTAGGCGTTGCCACGACAGTGGCTGTATTCTTATGGTTATTGGTTATTGGTTTATGGTTATTGGTTGCTAATGGGGTGGCAATAGGGGGGCCATCAACCTCCCTAATGGGGGGCTTATGCCACCGCATCGCAGCACCCTTTTTTCCATCTTCAATGAACTTGCGGAATTTGGAAATTTCCTCATCGGCACGGGGGTTTATGTAACCTTGCTCGGTGGAAATGAAAAACTCATCCAACACTGTCAAGACCTCTTTTTCATGGTCTCTCATGCCTATTAAACGGGCAATGTCTCGCTGTTTGATGGGTGCTTCGTGCAAATAGTAGTGGTCGAGAAGTCGGCGAAAAGCCAAATCTTCAATCAACGACAGATGGTGTGTGTGCGACTTGTAGTCGCCAATATGGAATTGGAACGAGTGCATTTTTTACCTTTTTCACCACCTTTGAAAGAGAACTGCGGCAGGGGAAGGTGTAACCCTTTTCAACGGGGGAGCAAATCCCCATCTAGCCGTGTTCCAAGTTTCATGTTACATCAATGTCCGAATCCAATGCAACTACTTTTTTTCCAATCCACCACTTCGGTGAGGGTTTGCACCGTTCCTCTAAAAGCATTTCTTTCTGAAAATCCTTCGTGCAGTCCTCACAGATATGGACGGGTTCAGCTACGATTTTGGCGTAACCAACCCATTCACGGTAATGCTGTTCAGAGGGAAAGCAGTGCGGATACATGATTTATTGTGCTAGATGTTGTATTTTCACACATTAGGGAAAGTCCTAATGATAATTGCTAGATGTAGGTTTAAGATGCAGTCATTCCCCAGCACAACGCATAGGGTCTATTAGGAGGTCACATGACCGATTCTCAAGTTATCGCCGCAGTCATTCGTTACTTACAACAAGAGCAGGGCGCAGTCTCTGCCAATGTGCATTTGCCAAGTGGTGCAAATGTGGTTGTGTATGCCAACGGTCAAGTTGACAACACATAAACCAACGGGGCTTCGGCCCCATTAAGAGGAAGCAAATGAAAAATCTTACTTACTCCACCGAAGTTCACAGCATCGACTACGGTTATCTCACGGTTGAGTTTGACTACTTTGAAGCCGATGATTCTGTTGGCCTCTCCGAAGTTTACGATTGGTTTGCATACACCACCGAAGCGTTTGAAGATGAACCCGCCGGTACTGAGGTCACTTATGAACTGACCGCAGCAGATCAAGCATTAATCTACGCACAGATCAAGAAACACCACATTGCCATGTTGGAGGACTTCCATGCTTAATCGGACTAAATTCCCCCGCACATTCACCGAAGCATTCCCCAACAGTTTGGAGAACGGTGCTTGCATTGAGATTCATGTAGCGCAATTGACACTAGCCGATAAGGTAGTGCGTGTGGTGAGCCTCATAGCCCTTATCGTGCTTGCTCTTGACTGTTTTATTTGGAGACCCTAATGGACGCTGATTACATCATCAATTCTGTCAAACAAACCTCAGAGACCCTCTACCGCGAACCTCAGATCGATCTAGCTGAAAGACTGCTGTACCGCATTCAGATGTTGGAAGGCCACATTCGCGTGTTGGTCAACCACATCGACAACGCACGAGACGAAATCAAAACCCTCCAAACCGAACTCATTGCAAAGGATTCAAAATGAAAGTTTATAAAGCCATTAACGCTGTTCAATCAGAATTGTCATCTGTTGGCATCACAAAAGACCGTAGGAATATGCAGGGCAGCGGATACAACTTTAGGGGCATTGACGATGTGTATAACGCCATTGCGCCCCTATTGGCAAAGCACAGCCTTTGCATTCTGCCCCGTGTTCTTACCCGCGAGTGTGTTGAACGAGCAAGCAAGTCGGGTGGCGCATTGTTCTATGTGACTGTTGAGGTTGAGTTTGATTTTGTCTCAGCAGAGGATGGGTCTAAGCACACCGTTAAGACCTTTGGCGAAGCAATGGATAGCGGAGATAAGGCCACCAATAAGGCTATGAGTGCGGCATACAAGTATGCAGCCTTTCAAGCGTTTAGCATCCCCACAGAGTCCGATAACGATGCCGATGCCCATACCCATTCAGTCGCACCAAAGACCGTCCTTATTGCCCCGCTGATTGCTTCCATTGATGCAGCCACCACAGAGGAAGAATTGAAGACTGCTTACTTTGAGGCCATCAAGGTAGCCGGACATGATGCCGCCGCAAAGAATGCCATCATCGTTGCCAAAGACTTGAAGAAAGCGAGTCTGTAATGGAACAAGGGCATTTAGTGTGATACGATAAGGCCATGATTACAAAACATGACCTTATCAAACTATTTGATGTGTATCCAAATGAAGGGAAATTTATTTGGAAAAATGTATCAAAGTATCACCCCGATTTATTTGGCAAAGAAGCTGGATGCCCTTCTCCTGCAAACAAAAAAATCTATTGGCATATAAAGATAAATAACAAGCGATACAAGCGTGGTCGATTGATGTTTCTTTATGTCTATGGACGATTCCCGAACCCATGTATTGACCACATAAATGGAGACTCTCTTGATGACAAAATTAAAAATCTGCGAGAAGCAACAGTTATTGAAAACGCATGGAATCACAAAAAAAGGAAAAGACAAATTGATTTGCCAATGGGGGTAAGAAATATGGCAAATGGAAAATTCCAAGCACGAATTGGATACAGAGGAAAACAATTGCATCTTGGAGTTTTCAAAACACCGATTGAAGCAAAAAAGATTTATGAAGCAAAACGAAAGGAACTTTATGGAAAATTCGCTTGAAATGGCACAGGGGTCGCCCCAATGGTTCGCCGCCCGTTTGGGCAAAGTGACCGCCTCTCGCGTCTCCGATGTGATGGCAAAGCTAAAGACGGGTGGTTATGGTGCGTCACGGGATGACTACATGGCCCAATTGATTTGTGAGCGTTTGACGGGTGAAGTAGCTGAGTCGTTCACCAACTCGGCTATTCAATGGGGGACAGAGACCGAGCCAATGGCCCGAGCGCATTACGAAATGGTCAATTCAGTGTTGGTCGATCAAGTGGGGTTTATTGCTCATCCGGACATTGAGAAAGCCGGAGCCTCACCCGATGGGATTGTGGGCAATGGAATCATTGAGATCAAGTGTCCCAATACTTCCACCCACATCGACACACTGCTAAACAAAAAGGTTCCCGCAAAGTACATCAAGCAGATTCAGTTTCAGCTTAGATGTACCGGAAAAGAATGGTGTGATTTCGTTTCCTTTGACCCGAGACTAAAGGGGTTGGAAATGTTCACCAAAAGAGTTGAGCGAGACGAGAAGTTAATCAGCGAAATGGATACCGAAGTGGTGAAGTTTCTTTCCGACCTTGACGAAAAACTTGAACTTTTAATGAAAGAAAAAAATGGCACTGCTTAAAGAAGTTACCGTAGTTGCGGGTACATACACCAACGCAAAGGGCGAAGAAAAGAAACGATACATCCGCATTGGGTCAGTCATCGACACAAAGAATGGCCCCATGCTGAAACTCGATGTGATGCCGATCTATGCGGGGTGGGACGGTTGGGCATACATGAACGACCCTAAACCCAAAGAATATAAAGGCTTACCCGCTGATGAGGACATTGGATTTTGAGTCCGGAAGATGAAGCGTTTGAAGAACTCAGTCGCAGACAAGGCGATTGGGGACTTCAAGGGTCGCGCAAACACCAAATAATCCGCTACGCTGAAACCAATGCGCGAAATGAAGTGATTGAAGAAGTCGCCCAACACATTGAGAAATGCACTCTAGCGTTTGGCAAAGACACCATTCAGTCGTTTACAGCTTATGTGAGAGGAATGAAAAAATGACTGACAAAGAAGCAATGAAGCTGGCGTTGGAGGCGTTGGAAACGCTAATGATTGAGCGTGGTTCAATCTATGAAAAAGCAATCACCGCACTCAAAGAACGATTGGCACAGC